TTGCGGGTGACTACTCAGAAGACCAGCTTGCAGCAGTGATGAATCAGGCCGACCTTGTCGGAGACATCGTGCAGAAGTGGAAGCAGCTTGCAGAGAACCGTCCGACGTTTTGCTACGCCGTAGACCGAGCGCACGCCAGAGCCATCCAGCGCAAGTTCCAAGACTCCGGTATCGAGTTCGAATACATCGATGCGTACACGACACGCGAACAGCGCGATGAGATCAAGCAGCAGTTTCACGACGGCCGTGTAGTTGGCGTAGTGAGCGTTGGCTGTTTGGTCAAGGGCGTGGACTGGGACGTTCGCTGCATCATCCTTGCGCGCCCTACGAAGAGCGATTCGCTATATCAGCAGATAATTGGCAGGGGTCTGCGTACTGCTGACGGGAAGGACTTTTGTTTAATCATCGATCACACCGGCACCACTCTGCGGCTTGGATTTGTCACTGATGTCGATGACAGACACACGGTGCTGGACATGGGCAAGAAGCAGAAAAATACATTACAAGAAAAAGTCGAGCCGTTGCCGAAAGAGTGTCCGCAGTGCAAGTTCGTCAAGCCTGTGAAGGTCTGGGAGTGTCCGAACTGCGGATACAAGCCGGAGCGCCAGCACGCCGTGGTAGAGGCTCAGGGCCAGCTTGAAGAGCTGACTCGCACACAGAAGAAAAACAACAAGAACACATCGGCGACAGAGAAAGCGTTTTTTTACGGCGAGGCGATTGCGTATGGTCGTGAGCGGGGCAGGAAGGATGGCTGGGCGGCGAACCTTTACAGAAGCAAGTACGGTGTGTGGCCTAACAAAATCACTCCATTCATGAGAGCCCCGACACCGGAAACGCTCAACTACATCAAGGCAATGAATATCCGCTACGCAAAAGGGAGAAGCGCCAATGTTTGACGACTTTAGAGCGGCAACCACCGGGCGCTGGTACGGCATCCTTTCATCTTACGGCATCGACCAGAGCTTCCTGCGCAATGCGCACGGCCCATGTCCATTGTGTGGCGGCACAGACAGGTATCGTTTTGACGACAAAGATGGGCGCGGCACGTACTTCTGCTCCGGGTGTGGCTCCGGTGACGGACTCGATCTGTTGTCGAAGTACACCGGCAAACCATTGAAAGATTTGATCGCAGAGATCGCCCCACGCGCCGAGCAGTTCAACGTGAAGCCAAAAAAGCCGGCACAGAACGGCGACGGCAGGATCCGGCGCATCATCGCTGAGAGTGTGCCAATCAGTAATTTCCACGGCGGCATCGTCAGGAAGTATCTGGCGTCGCGGGGCGTGAAAGCGTCGCCATTCTTGCGCGAGCATCCCGGGCTGAAATATTACGACGCGGATGGGAAGGTGGTCGGGACGTTCCCTGCGATGGTGGCGCTGGTTGAAAACATGACTGCTGTGGCCACGCTGCACATCACGTACTTGACGGCAGAAGGAACCAAGGCACCTGTGCCGTCTGTGAAGAAGATCCTGACTCCTCGCTGCAGCACAGACGGGGCGTTCATTCGTCTGACCAAAGACTACGACGCCGTTGGAATTGCGGAAGGCATTGAAACCGCACTGGCAGTCATGAAGATGTACAACATCCCGTGCTGGGCATCAGGCACTGCCGGCATGCTGGAAAAGTTCTGCCCACCACCAGCAGTACAGGGCGTGATCATCTACGGCGACCATGACGCCAGCTTCACCGGGCAGAAAGCAGCGTACACTCTGGCGCAGAATCTGGTCAAAAAAGGCATTACGGTTACAGTCAAAATACCAGACAAGGTCGGCGACTTTGCTGATGCATGGCATCTTGGGGGGTGGTCGTGAGTAGAAAACTTCCGCACCGCTACGCTGCCGACTTTATGGCCGCTGGTAATGACAAGGACAAGCAGCAGGCCGCGTTGAAGGGATGTCCCGAGCACTGGCGCGATCAGGTCAAAACGCACATCAACATTCAGCGGATGTGGTTGGTGCATAATGCCAAGGTGGCCGAACAGCAGCAGAATTTGTTTTGACAACTGGGAGATCAAGATGGACATCGACGAGGCAGTACGAAGATACAACGAGGGCGAGCGTGTAATCCCATTGGCGGCAGAAGCTGGGTGCAGTTACTACACGATGCACTGCCGGCTCAAGCGCGCCGGGGTGACGTTCAGATCCGTTGGCAGAGCAAGGACGAAGCCGATCAAGGTGAAGAAGCAGAAGCAGTTTGCCGCGCTCATGCGTGACGCTGGCCCGTCGGCTTTTGGTGCGTTTCTAAGCCGGCCGCTTACCGGAGGTTTCTGTGGAAATTGATGACGAGACCTTTGTAGTGAATTCGCTGCAGTCGATCCCCGAGTTCGGCAAGTGGGTGCGCGCCCGGTTCGAAGAGTTCAAGTACCTGACGTTCACGTATCGGGCTGGTGAGGACCGGAGCCTTGATCAGAACGCCCTGTTCCATGTCTGGCTGACGCTGTATGCCGCCCATCTGGCAAAGATTGATCGCAAGCAAGTAACAAAGGAAATGGTCGAGTTCATCAAGACGCTGTGCAAAAAGCAGTATTACACCGAGACCGGGGCGCCTTGGATGATTACCCGGATGGTCAACCCGGCGAATCCGAAGCGCAAGGGCAAGATCTACTACCGCAGCTCGGCCGACTACAAGCACGGTGAGATGTTCCAGTTTCTGACATGGCTCCAAATGAAGGCGGCTCAGGACGGGCTTGTGCTGGAATCGACGGGCCAGTACGCCAAACTGCAGAGGCAGCACTTGGGTGGCTAATTCCAAGCGCAAGTGCGCCCTCAAGACCTGCGGCATCCGGTTCAGGCCGGCGGACGGCATTGTCCGGGGGCTACAGGCGTGGTGTGGGGAAGATCACCAGATCGAGTGGGCTATGGCGGCGGGTAGGAAGCTGCGAGCCCACAGGGCTTCTCAGGAGCTCACAGAACGTAAGAAGACCTTGAAGCTACAGAACCACCGGCACCAGTTCGATTTGACCAAGCGCGCAGCCCAGCAGCTCGCCAACGTGCTCGACGCGCACCTGCCGTGCATTTGCTGCAGTCGGCCACGAAAGCCGGGGGTCCAGTTCTGCGGCGGTCACTACAAGACCGGCGGAGGTCACCCAGAGCTCGCTGTGGACCTGCGAAACATCCATGGGCAGGAGAACTACGGGTGCAACTGCCAGCGGTCTGGGAACATTGCGGGAGACAAGCGCAGCCACGGCTTCAAGGCTGGCCTGATCATCCGCTACGGGCAGCAGCTGGTTGACTGGCTCGACGGCCATCACCCAGCAGTGAAGCTGACTGGCGAGCAATTGCAGCAGATTCGCAAGATGTACGCGAAGGAGATCCGACACATCAAAGCGGGTGGCCAGCCTACGCGAGACTGGCGCTCAATCAACGACAAGGGGCCGACGCATGATAACCAGCTGTAACTGTGAGTTGTGCTGGATGGACATTCCTGCGTGCGAAGTATTTAGAGCGGACAAGGATGTGCCAACGGCCTGCGCCAAGTGCTGGCACGATGAAAGCTGCCACAGCAACCCACTGATACGACCAGACAACGGATGATCATTATTCAATCGGTATCGCGCTCGCACACTCATGGATGAATTCCGGTAAGTCGGCTTTGTTTTCGGTCTGCAGGTACACCGCCATCTGTTGCCAATACCGTTCGCAGTCCGGCTTGTCGTCCACTGTCGCCACAGCTCGCGCCAGTGCCCACCCAAGCCAGATCTGCACTCCAAGAGCTGCCAAAAGCAGCGCAGCTGTTTTGTTTTCGTCGCTCATTTGGTTTTTTCCCCAAATTCCCCTGTTAACCAAGCGTAGCCAAAAAGATTTACCATGCCAGCGAAAAGCCAAAACGCGGCGATTGAATCAGTCGGTGCGGTCACTCCCAGTGTGCCAGCGGTTATACCTGCGAGTAAGCATAGCCATTTCATACGTTCCCCCTTGCCTGTTCGATTGCATCGTTAAGCGTGTCCATCACTGGCAAGCCTTTGCCATGCTCAAAGTGGATAAGACAGCGAATGTGTACTGCATCCTCAACACTCAGCACAACAGCCTCGGCATCGACCAGCTTCTGCTGCTCTGTCGTGGTGGTCATTTTTTGGCCCCCAGCTTAGCGTCTTTGTGCTGCCTAATAATCAGGCGCAGGGTTGCATCAAGCGAGCGTTCTTCTTTTTTTGCCAGTGCTTCGACGTA